GGCAGTTGCACGTGCCCGCCCCGTTAACACGGCCGGAGCACAGGCAATAGCAAGACAGACCTTTAAGAGAGCACTCGCAGCCAAGGCAGAAGTAAAATACTGGAGCCAAGCAGGAAATTTCAACACTACGTGGGACGACGCGAACACTGTGTGTACTATCCTTACCCCCGTGCCCCAAGCTACGGTTGGTGCAACAGATACTACTCGACAAGGAGATCAAGTTGAACTTAAAGACTTCGAGATCCGCATGCTCTGGTTCGCAGGGACTCTCGCTGTACACGCACGAATCATCCTCTTCCAATACAACGATCTCTCCTCCGGAGCAGTACGAGCGATGTCCAATTAAATTGTCCCGCCACTAACGGGAGCACCAGGATTCGTGGTTAATTACAACTATAACCAAGACGAGCTGCGAGCAAAAAATATACGTATCCTAGCAGATTGGAGGTTCCACATCTCACCGAACGCAGCAAGCGACGCGGAATTCGCCAACAACATTTACTACAAAACAATGAAAATGAGGAAAAAGCTTGACTTCGACGCGGGCACTACCAATGCCACAGGACATATATGTATGTGGATCGGCAGTCAAGCCCCTACTGCCGGAGCAGCAGCTACGAAGCCAAACTTGCAATACCAGAGCATCATCCGTTTCACGGACATTTAATTTTCATTTAGACGCCAGGAAAGCGGGAAAAGCCTCGCTGACGAATACTCGATTTTACCTTTCCTTCCAATAAACTAGCCGTTATAATATTTAAGAGGGCGGGACCTTAAAGTGGAGGTCCCTTTGTCGACAAAAAATCCCTACAAAATGTGGGGTTGCAATGTTATTACCCCACATTTCGGTGAAGTCTGGAATGCCTCGCCGCTCGGCCTTGGTGACTCGCAAGCTCGTCACCCATGACCAAGATGGTGCTCGCAAGCTCGCACCACTTGGGCGCGGCTGCGGTTTAAAAAACGATATTTTGTTATGGGTAAGGCATCAAGGATATTTATTCTACTAATGTAAATGATTTTTCAAATTTACCACTATTGTGCTCCGCTTCGGTCGGAGGACTCCCGTAGTTAAAATAACGGTTAAGCGCCACAACCGAAACATACTGGCAGCGTCGACGAATCGCGAAGTCTGCCCATAAAAGTATGTCAACCGGAGGCGCATTGGTTGAGATAATTCTTGGTGTTCCGGCTGGAAGGAAAGCCGGAGCATACCTGCAGTGAACAGTTCGGTCCTCCGCTACATCGGTTAGATGGATTTGAGCCTCGCGGGGCATGTGCTTGAATGAGCCCTCGTCGAAAATTATGCCAGTCAAATTCTCGGGAGAGTACTGTCGAAGTTGGTCCATATGGGTGACAAAGAGGGCGTTCGGGAGAAGGGCTTTTGCCAAAGCAGTCTTCCCAGTGTTCGGCGGCCCACTTAAGATCAAAGTCTTGCTCTTGTCCCAGACTATACTCCATCCAGGAAAGCGGTCCAGAGCGAATTCGATATTCATGAGCCTCGGTTTCAGGTTCCTCAAGTTCCTCATTATCGAATCCCCCTGGAGAACCAGATCGCGAGCACCTCGCTTCGTTCCTTGGATGACCAGAAGTGCTGCCGGAAGGTCCCCCGTCTCCCTCATAATCGTCATCGCTTGAAGATACTCGTTCTGAGTCCGATTCTGACGAGCTAGATATTTCTTCCTCGCCTTGTCGATAGTACTTTCGTCCAGGTTGGTTATGAAGTCGTCGGTCTCCTTCATACAGTATCCTATCACGCTTTCCGGACTTCGGCAACTCTCGTACTTGCCGTGGAAAGGTTTCGGGTGCTCTGTATCTACTAAGTCGAATAGTCGAGCGTTCCGCGTTTCTAGCTTCCTCGATAACTCGAGGAAACAATGGAGATGTGGGTGCCCGTCCTTGTGCAGCTCCCTGGCGACAATCCACGACGTAGCAGTCACGATTGTCTGAAGTAGGCCTAACGCTTTCGCCGGTTCGAGCGGGCACTGAGCGTAGGTTAGAAATAGCTTGGTAGCCTGTAGACGGAAAGGCTTACCGTGCCCTTGACACGACTGAGAGTCCGTGAAGGTCGTCCTGGTAGAGCTGCTCGGCGAAAGCTCGGTCGCGCAGTCCATCGAGGATGAGTTGCGCACGTTGTTGCAAGATGGTGATGGTGGAGGGCTGTTCATTTATGAAGCTAGAGTTCATAGGTAAGGTTCTTTTATTGTCGGGTAAGTGAAAAATTTACATTTCCGCGGCAGATATAAATATTCGCCGCTGTGTTTGTCGACATTAAAGTTTATTCGCCCCGCAGGCATCATGTCACGTCGAGCAGCCGCCGCAATGTCAACCGGTCGCAAAAGCTCCGCCTTTCGGCGAAAGCGCGACACCGGTAACTTAGCCTCCTTAAAGGCAGTTGCACGTGCCCGCCCCGTTAACACGGCCGGAGCACAGGCAATAGCAAGACAGACCTTTAAGAGAGCACTCGCAGCCAAGGCAGAAGTAAAATACTGGAGCCAAGCAGGAAATTTC